CGTTGAGCTCGAGGATGGCGTTGTCCGGATGCGACTCGAGCTTGGCCAGGTCCTCCTCGTCGAGCGCCCCTCCGGCGACCGCGGTCTTCGGCCGGGCGGCCTTGCGGTGCTCGCGCAGACCCTGCCGAGCGCGGTTATAGTCGAGTTGCATGTCGCGCATCAGCCGGACGTCGGACGGCGGAAAAACATCGTCCTCGTGATCGACTTCATTGAAGGTCAAAGCGAACCACGGCCAGAAGCGTTCCAGAGGGGTCTCGGGGCTAGCGGGCTCGACTAGGAAATCCGGGTACCCGTCGCAGATGGTGTAGACCAAGCCGTCCTTGCGATTGTAGACCTCCCACACCGCCGCGCACTGCTTGTCGTCGCCGGTCCCTTTGCCTTCGAGGTCCGGGCGCATCATCATCATGTCGCCCATGCCGGCGCGCATCGAGATGTCCGACCCGCCGTCGGGTCGACGGTAAGAGGTGTAGTTCTTGCCGATGTCGACGCCATAGATCTCTTTCACCTCATTGACGCTGAGGACGTACTCTTCCGCCACCCAGTCACAGCCGAGAAAACCGCGCAGGTGCAGGCATTTACTGTCGGGCACGATGGCGAAGCTCGACGGGTAGTCGAAGGTCAGGCCTTCGCGGGCAATGAACTCCTGTTGCCCCTCGAGGTCTCGCACCATCAGCCGGAGCTGCTCTGCTTCGGGGTCATTCGGGTCAGTCTCGCCGTCGGCCAGGTCGGCCGCCAGGCGCTCGAGCGTCCCGAGCCGCTCCGAGATGTCGGAGAGCTTGGCGACCACGTCCGGTCGCTTCTCCATCACCCGCTCGAAACCCAATTTGACGTAGGCGACGCCGACCGTCAGCGACCGGCGCACCGTCATCTTCATCAGTTGCTTGAACGGGTGCAACTGCTGACTAACCTGATAAGCGTAAAGCAACTCGAGCGTGCGGGCGATCTTGTCCAGCATCTGCTCTTGCTGCTTGACCCGCATCGCGTCCTGAGCAATCGCCATGCCCTGCTCCATGGCGATCTGAGCGGCCGGCGCGGCCGGCCCTAGAGCAGCCAGAGGCCCTCCGGCGCCATTAGGCGGCGGCGGGCCGCCCGGCAGGGATGCGCCAGGCGGCCCGCCTGGAGGCCCGGCGGTCGGCGGCGCCCCTCCGATGGGCGCCCCGCCGGGGCCTCCTGGGCCAGTCATACCAGCGATGCCCTGCACGGCGGTAGACGCGGTCTGCATCAGGCTTTGCAGCTGCGTCTCGGTCCCGTCCCACAGGGTGTTGAGGATCATTTCACGTCTTTTCGCGACCGCCTTCGGATTGCGCGCGTACAAGAAAGCGACCCGCTGAGAGACCTCGCGCAGAGTGATGTTGGCGACGTACCGACTGTCCTTCGGGTTGCGCGACCACTGCTTGCCCAAGCAAAAATCCTGGTCCTCTTTCATCCTGGTGAAAGCAGACTTCCAGTGCTTCTTGGCGTGCTTGACCGCCTCGGTCCAAGCGTTGACCAGGGCCTTGCGCGGCAGCGGCGGTTGCGGCCGGTCACGGTCGATCATCTTGGCCTGCTGGCGGCCGACGCCGAGGATCTCCTGCGCCGGCACGCCGGGCGCCGCGCCGAACAGGTCGGCTACCGGATCGGTCGGCGGTTGCCCTCCCGGAGGCATGTTGGTCGGCATGTCAAATCCACCCGCTGTCCTGCGTTCGCCGCTCGCGCTCGTCGCGCTTGGTCATCGCTTTAATCCAACCGAGGGTCATCGGCTTCGGACCGTCCTCGACCTGCTTGACCCGACCGCGCGCCGGGATCTGCCGCATCAAGCCTAAACCGATCAGGGAGAGCGTGTCGACGAAGTCATCAAAACCGCCGTGCGGGAACTTGAGCAGCTGGTCGCGCGCGTCCTCGTACCATCGGGCGAAACGCGGAAAGTAGACGCGCCCCATGCTCATGCGGGCGTTGATCGCCGTCGCCCGCGCACGCTTGTCCATGATCGGCGTCATCGTGTCGATCACGCAATAAACCCGCTTCTCCAACATTCTTTTACGAAGAAAAGGCCCGATCGACTTCTCGATCACGCCTTTCTCGGCGAACCAGAGCTGCGGCTTGTATTTCGACATCAGGTTGATGATCACCGCAACCGACATATCGCTGGTCATCCTGACCCACGAGATATCCGGCATGATCCACAGGTTCTCGGTCTCGTCGACGCCGACGACGATATGGCAGGACTTGTCGTTCTCCTGCTTGATGGCGACGGCGAAATCGGACGCGCCGTAGAACCGCATGCCCTCGAACGCCGGCAGGTCGCTCATCTTGTTATAGGTTCGAATAAAATCATTGCGAAAGAAGGCCCCCTCGGCCGGCGTCGGGCGACACTGATAGAGGGCAGTGAATCCGCGGGGATCAGAGCGCCGCATCTCAAGCAGAAAATTGCGGTCGAACCGCTCAGGCCAGAGCGGCTCGTCCAGGTCGCGTCCAAGCGGATCGTCATCCTCGGCGAGTGCAGGCAGATTGATAATCCGCCATGAGTCGGCCTCTTCCTGCTGAAAATGCGGGTTCGAAGGGTCGATATGCCGTCCGATGAGGTCATCTTCGTTCCACCGGGTGCCGATAATAACAATAGCAGCAGATTTAGTCATCAAGCGGGTACGAAAAACAGTTTGATACCAATTCCAGACTTTATCCCGAACAACTATACTATCTGCTTCTTGGCGATTTTTAGTTGCATCATCAATAACTAAGCAGTGTCCACCGCGTCCAGTTAAGGTTCCACCGACACCTACAAAGAAAAGATCGCCGCCATTCTTAACCCGTAAAACATCAGAACTTGCCCCACCATAGCGTAACCTTACACTAGGGAAAATATGTTTATAAAGTGGTGACTGCATCGAAGTTTTAACCACGCCACCAATGTCAACAGCATATTTATCATTATAAGTAGCCAAAACTATACTCTTAGTAGGATTACGACCGACATACCAGGCCGGGAAGAGGGTCGACGCCAATCTGGTGTTATGCGTAGGGACCAAGCGCCGCCCGACCAGGTAAAGCCCGTCGTCACGGTCAATCTTGACGCATTTGCCGGGCTCGGGCCCGGCCGGGCGAATACCGACGATCGTCACCCGGCGCCGGGCGGCGAGGTTCAGGATCCGTTTGCGGGGAACCCGCGTCGGCAGCTGGCGGTCAGGCTGAAAGCCGACCTGCCAGACCGGCAGGCGCCCTTGCACGCCGCCGCTCGACAATTTCGGCGCGATCGGACCGACTACGTAAGGCCGAAAACCCAAGGTCGTCGCCAGGTCGAACACGCCGTCGCGCAACGCTTCCGAGGTCGTCGAATAACGCACGCGGCCGGTATGGACCTCGACATGACCGTCGGTGTCGATCAGGCCGGCCAGCAATTGCTCGCGGTCTTCGAGGCTAGCGCGCAGATAGACCTCGGGAATGTGTTTCGCGTTCAGTAGCCCCAGCAGGCGGAGAGTTCCCCGAAACTGACCGAGATAAGCGTAACCGACCCCGGTCGACGCTTGCACCCAGGTCCGGGTCGGCGCGTAACCACAAGCGGTCAACGCCGGGACAACGGATTCGCCATCCGCGGACGCGTATGAAACGACGGCGCCGTCCGCTTTACCATTGCCGAGCCAAACGCCCAGAGCGTACGGGTGCAGCGACAACGCCGCCGAGAACGGAAACACGATCGGCTTGACGTCAGGCATTTGCCAACGCGCCCGGCTGCCGCGCTTTCCCGGCTCGGCCAGCCAGACCTGCTTCATCAGGTCTTGCGTCTCGAGGGTCTTCCACGTCCGGCTGCGCCGGTCCTGCACCGTCCACAAGTGCTGGCGATGCGTCTTGACGGTCTCGCCGTTGGAAAATTCGACCTCGAGGCCGCAGGGTTGCTCGTCGCTACAGAAGGTGACCGTTGCGGCAGTTCCATCGGGCGTGAAGACCTGGTCGCCCGGCTGAAGGCCGCCGTGCCGGCGCCATCCCGAGGGCGTCAACAATTCTACAGAATTAGCCAGCAATTTTCCATGCCGCGGCGGACAAGAGATGATCAGACGCTTGATCCGCCCGGCTTCGACTTCCTCCAGCGCCGCGCCGATCACCCGGTGATGCTTGGCGTCCTCGTACGCCGACAGACGCGCGTCGGCGCGATTGTCGATCGACGGGTTCATATAACGAGCGAAAGCGACCAGGCCTTCGCGCGCCTTGAGGATGGCGCGCTTTCTCTCAAGCAGCAGGAACCGTCGGTCAGCGTCGTTCAATCGTTGTCGTCGGTATCAGCGTAGCCATCGCCCTGGTCGTTAAGCTCGAAACCGCGCGGCACGTCGGTCGAATTGTCGGCCCGGCCGCCGGGCTTGTACTTACGCACGTACTCGTCGCCCTCGGGGCTCGAGCCGCCGCGCGGCATCGACGCATTGCCGTCGACGTACGACCCCTGACCGTCGCGCGAATTGCCGGCGTGATTGCCCGAGCCGATGGCGCCGAACACGCCGTGCGGGTCGTAGCACATGTCGTCCGCCGTCGACTTGCCCGGCGAACTCGGGTCGATAGTTTTTCGCGCCATCATCTTTGTCCTGGCCGCGGTTTGGCCGCCGGCGGCGGCGTGATCGGCCGGCCGTAGGGCGGCTGGACTACGGGACCGGACGGGTTCAGCGGCGCGCCAGCGTCGGTCGGGCGCTTGATCGGCTTGACAGGTTGCTTCGCCATGCTGGCTCAATCCTTCAGGCGCAATTGATGACGTTCGACTGCTTCGGCGTCGACACGCCGTGCGGGCTGTGCGCCACCACCCAACAGGATATCGCCTGACCCGAGTCGGCCGCCTGCAGCGTGTAGGTGGTCGTCGAGGCGCCGATCTTCGCCGTCCCGCGGCGCCATTCGTACATATAGCCGCCGGTCGGCGCCGGGCTCCAGGTTCCGTTATTGGTCACTGTCAGGGTCTGGCCGACCGTGCCGGCGCCGCTAATCACCGGCGCAACCGAATTAGCCGGCTGGATCTGGTTCCAAGTGCGGTTGCGCCAGCCGCGCAGGACCCCGCGGGAGTTCGGATGCTGCCCGACGAAGGCCTGGTCCCAGGCTATGCCGGCCGCAGTGGCGGCGTTCGAATCCATCTTGTCACCATTTCACGCAAGAAAATTTGTGCCCGCTGGTGGCGGCGACGACGGAGAGCGCCCCGCCGAGGCCGAAGTAAATCGGCGAGACAAACATGCCGACATTGGCATAGGTGGTGGCGGTTCCCGGCGGCAAAGCGAAACTGCCAACGGCAGCCGCGACAGCGGTCCCGGTGAACGAAATCCACAAGGGCTCGGCCGTGTCGAGGTTCTGGATGATAAAGCCAGAATTAACGCTCTGCGCCGCAATCGGCGTCACCGCCGTCCCGCCGGTGACCACAGTGCCGGAGCAGGAGACCGGAACGACAGTCGGATTGGTGACCGGCTGCGCCTCGGCGCCCGATACAGCCATAATGAGAACCGACGCGACAATCAGCCAGCGCATCACTTGCTCGGCGATTTATGCTCGGGCGCCGGTTGAGACGAAGCCGCATGGCCTTCCGCCTTGCGCTGCTTAGCCTCGGCCTGGGTCTTGGCCAATTCGGCCTCGTCGGTCGGCTGACCGGCGACCCAATCCTTCGACCCGACCGGCGCCAACTTAAAATCCTTTGGCATAGCGCTGAT